ATAATTCATTTTCAGTAGCTATATTCAACAATGGAGATAAAGCGGGAGCTGGCTCAGTAACAGTGAAGGGGGATGACGGTAAGGCAGAAACTACAATCCAAATCCCAACTGTACCTAAGGGGGGGACAGCTATTTTAAACTTTAGCCCACTATATTCAACTCATTTAGGTGGAAGTTGTTATATCACAGTTACAGACCAACCGCCGGAATACAGGTTTGCTGTTATTGGGAATAGCGTTTGCTAGCATGCTTAAATTCATCGACATAAGCAGCTACCAAGGATCCCTGAACTTGGTAGCTGTGTCTAGTTCCATTCAGGGTGTTATCGTCAAGGCCACCGAGGGAACATATTACGTCAACCCATCTTGCGACAAGCATTACGAGCAGGCAAAGGGTGCAAAACTGCTGCGCGGCTTCTACCACTTCGCTGGAGCCGACAAACCGGAAGCGGAAGCTGAATACTTCTGGAACAACTGCCGCAACTACTTCCGAGACGGTATCCCAGTGTTGGATTGGGAGGGTACGCAGTCGGTAGATTGGGTTAACGGGTTCGTGCGCCACCTTAAGGACATCTCGGGTATATGGTGTTGGATATACGCTAATCCGTGGCGATTCAATTGGGGCGATGTCGAGAAGAACTGCGCACGATGGGTTGCGTCATATCCCAACGCGTCGCATCCCACGTTTGCGCAGGCCGCGCAGTGGGATTGCCCAAGCGCTGATGGAAATGTGGTGGCTTGGCAGTTCTGCAGCGACGGCAGACTGAATGGTTACGATGGCAACTTAGATTGCTCACTATACTACTGTGACGATGGGAGTTGGCTGAAATATGCTGGTAGTAACGCATTGGATAGCGGCAACGCTGGGAGCGCTGGTGGGAATACTGGCAACGGCTCTTCTGAAGCGGTAACTTTGACTGGTGGCGGATACAAGGTAACAATCGAGAAAACTTAAACGGCGCGTTAAAATCGAGCGGTTTCGATGGGCGGTTTCCGAGCTTCGGCTCGGAGCCGCCTATTCTCGTGTAACTATAGGGGTCAGTAATTAAAGTTAAGTTTCAAGTTGAGGTTTAAGGTTGAGCGGTACGAAAAAAGTTAAAAAAGTCGTTGCGGCTAGGGATGAAATGAGTTACAGTGTAGCCGTGGAGGTTGCAACGGGTAGCCGCGAGTTCTATTAGGTTTGGAGTTGGTAAAGATGATTCTAGAATCACGTGCAAGCACTTTAGGTGTTTACGCTAAAGTTGAGGTTAAACAGCTTGACTATTGCAACGCCTTTATACGCTCATGCTATCTACAGGATGGTGACGGTGTTGTTTTAGCAAAACGCGAGCTTGTAAGCTATTGTACGCCTGTGCTATCAATCGCCTGCAGGCTAGACGGCACCGAAAAGTATCTGATATGTTCACAGGCCGCTATCCGTAGCGCTACAACACGTGAACACGTCGGTAGGTTCCTTAATAGATACCTAACAACTGTGGGTTACTATACAATCAAAAAAGCTCTTGAAACACCCGCCGAACATGAATATATGAACGGTTTACGTCTGATAAACTTAAAGCATAACACCGTTAGAGATTTTAGAGATGATAGCGGTATGTTTAAAGTGCGCTATGAGTCAATGAAACCGTTCAACCGTTGGTATTGATAGTAGGTGGTTCGTTATGTTGGTTAAAGAGTTCCTAAAAGGTTTCGATGGTCTAGAATCGACTGTTATTGTATTTCGAGATGATGCACGGCACGAGATAGCTCGCGGACATCTTCGCGGCATCATGCAAGCTATCAAGCTCCCGCAACTCAACCGCGATTATACGTTGTCACGGTTGCTCGATATGGAGTTGCAAGGCGATAATTATGAGTGCTCATTTCCATATGAGTATCTGACGTTGTATGTTGGTAGGTGGTAACAGTTGACGTACGTTATCAGCGATACGGCGTGGGTTGTGTTCATGTTGGGGTTGTTCCTAGCCATATGCGGTTTCGGTGCCTGTATATCGGCGGCGCGACAGATTAAAGTACTTAAGCGCGAACGGCATAGGTTAGATAGGCTGCTCAACCGCTATAACTCAACGTATAAAGATGACTACGATTTCTATAACGGGTTCTAACTGTGCTATAATAGAACCCGTTAGTTAAAGGCACGATAGTAAAGGAGAACAAAATGCGTGCTATCAAGAAGACTATCAAGACCACTGTAGTTGAGGTTTTCAAACCCGATATGGCTACCATGACTTTCGAGAATATCGGCGTGTTTGAGGTTGTCGGCGGTTTGGGTGAGCGCCTGTGTGTGAGCCGCGCCAAACGCGAGTATGGTAAGGACGTTATCGTAAAGTGTCACGATGTAGAGCACGTCTATAAGATGGACGCGGATACGTTCCTTAAGTATGCCGTACTTGCCGACGATGATACGGATACGGATACGGATACGGTT